CTAGAGGATCAGGTTCAATGAAAACAATTTGACTATTATCTGGTTGTTCAGTTCCAGCTGGCATATCAAATCCAGACTGTCCTATTGCAATATTAGGTGTACCAGTTTGAATCTCTGCTTCAATATCAGGAGTAACTAATTTGGGACTATTAAATGATGTACTTGTGAAAGTAGAAATATTCTGAACCTGAGTACCAAGAACAGTAATATGTGCAGATGATGTTGTAGTCTGTGAAACATCTATCTTCTTAACACTAATTCTCTGACAAATAACAACACCAATATCTCTTTCTGATAAGATGTTATATCTTCTAGCAACTACAATCTGTGGAGCAGCAGTATAACCAGATCCACCATTTACAATATCAACACTTATAACTTGTCCTTTACTTACTAGTACAGTTGCACTAGCACCACCACCTTGTCCATTAATAGGAATAAAGTGTAATACAGGAGGTGTAAAATATTGATATGCAGTTGGTTGAGTTAATGGATCATAACTACGTTGATTCCATGTTAACTTAGTAACAACTCCATTCTCAATAGTGGCGACTACTGAGAGTCCTTCACCTCTAGTAATTCCATTATATCTCTCAACTTCAACTTGACCAAACATTGAGTTTGAAACCATTTCATATGGTCTTTGTTCCTTACTCGTTGTTGTTCCTGGAAGTTTCTTAACCGTTCTAAATCCTTCCTCACCTTCTAATCTAATTTTATCTTTATTAGCAAGTCCTGCAAATGGATTCCTATAAGTACCTCCTAAGAATGTACCAGACCAAATTTGATTTAAATCAGATAGAATTGCTCTACCATCAGTATCCTCATTATATACGACAGATCCACCACTAATTGTTACTGTAGCGTTTAAATTATATCTACCTTTTACTCCAAATATAACATCTATACTTGGATCAAATACTGCCTTATCACCTTGTATTTCAAATATAACATCATTTCCATTCCTATAGAAGTTACTTGCTTGACCAAGCATCTTCTTCAATCCACCAATCTCCTGGTACACATGTACTCCTGTACCAATGAAATCTCCCATCCATTGAAACTTGAGAAGATTATCAGCACCAGATGTAGTGTTAAGAGTTGCAACTCCCTTAGCATAATAAGTATCTGGAGCAAAATCATATATGTTAAGAACTTGTCCAAAGTTCCTACCATAAAGATATCTCATATCAATCTTCATGTCCTTCTTAATAGGAACATTAAAGAAGATATTTGGACCAGCAATAGTATAACTAAATCCTTCTCTTTGCAATACTCCATCTAAGAAGACATATAAGAAGTCTTTCTGTTCAATAGTTTGTACTGTTAAATCTTCTACATCTAATACTAAGAAAGGACCAGATTTAATACCGTCTACTAGATCATAATCAATAGTTAAACGCTTATAATTACCAACACCAACTCCACTAACTTTTTCAACAGCAGTTGGTTCTCCAATATTCTTTGCACCAAGATCTTGATCCCAAATTGGAGCAACATCAAATATTATCTTATTAGGAATAACTGTTCTATCAATCAAATAAGCATCAGCACCAGGATAAATCTCGGTATACTTAGGTCTTTGTAATACTGCATTAATAGTAAGGAATAAATCTTCATCTACTTCAGTATCTACTGCTGTACTATCATCCCAATACAATTCAAATATCTTATTCTCTCCATCAATAAAGTCTGGAAGTGATCTAGTTACTGAAACTTCATTAATAATGTTTTGAAGATTACTATAAAGAGAATCCATAGCAGATACTACATTATCACATTCCTGTGTAACTAATTGAGAATCTGCAATGATATTATAATTGGAATATGTAAATTCATTCGCCCAATTACCAGCTTTATTTGTATTACTACTTGTAACTTCAACAGAACCAGTACCATTAGCAATGATTTCTTTAAATGATCCAATCATTGTATCAATAGCAGATATAACTTCAGCACAAGCAGGAGAAGTAGTATCTATTGCAATAGTATTATCAGTAACAGGTGCAATAGCAGTATATGTTCCTGCACCCAAAGCATTCCTTACAGTAATACCTAATTTTGTATTTAAAGTATCCCATGCTTCAATTGCTGCTAGTCTCTCATCAGGAGTCCTATTGAGACTCGTGAGACTCTCACCACTAGGATATTCTTTAACTGTCCAATAACGTCTTGCATAATCAACAATTTGAGCATTACCACCAAATTTTAGATGGTATATAATAGCATCAATTAAGAGACCAATATCTCTTGAACATTTTGCCTTATCGCTAGTCTGAAGAGTACTATATGTTGCATAAACATACTCACTAATTTCTTCTTGTAAGTATGCTTTATTGGAAGTAATTAAATTTGCTGCATCTACAAATTGACCATTATTAATAGCACTAAGTGTAAACGTAGCAATTTCAGATCCCACTGTTGCTTGTGATACAGTAAAGGTTTGACCTTGAGGAACTGATAATGTTTGACCTTGAGGAACCTGTACTGTATTAGTACCAGATGCACCTGACTGACTACCAGATAACTGTGTAATACCAACTGCTACTCCAGAACCAGAAGATAACAATGCATTGTTAGATAATGTTATCTTAGTTGATGTATCAATTGATACAATCTTAGTATTTGCAGGGAATGCTCTACCAGCAGTAATAAACATTCCAACAGCAAGGTTATTAGTATCCCCAACTGTTACTTCTGCTGATCCTATTGCATAATCTACACTAGTTTGATAATCCCAATTTCTAACAGAAAGATTTGCTAAATTAGTAGCATATCTAAAGATATCAAGTGATTCTGGTTTCTTAGTTGTAATATATTTGTAATCATCATTTTGATTGAATATAGTTACATAGTCATATGTCTTAACATTTCCACCAAATCTTAAGTCATGTATATAAGCATCAAGAATATATCCAATATCCCTTTGATAATCATCTAATTTAGTACTCCAATCTAAAGATGAATATTTTGATTTACCATATCCAACAGATTCATTAACAATAAATTCTCTATTCCTTTCAATCTGATTAGCAGCATCTAACCATCTTCCACCTCTAGCAAATATATTTCTAAGTTTCTTAAGATACTTAGTATTGTAATTATTATCATTAAAATAAAATGTCTTACCATAGAAAGTAACACCTTCATAATCATAAGTATCAGTTGGTAAATCTCCAGTAAGTTTAGACCCAGGACCCAAAGGTGGTTGAGCAAATGTTATAGTATCTCCAGAAACTGTATATGCTTTTTCTGGTTCTTGTAATATTCCATCTAACGTAATAATAAGACTCTTAGCATTTACTGGTGTGAAAACATTTCCATTATCATCTAATACTTGGAATGTAGTTGTACCAACTAATTTACCGTCACTATTATATGTACCATCAAATGCACCATTTAATGTGAATGGGAATCCACGAGTTGCATTGAAGTTAAACTCTGAGTTAGAAGCAGATCCAGAACCTTTACGTATTCTCTGGTTCTCTACTTTTTGAATTGTTTGTGTAATTACTCTCTTTGTACTTTCAACTGTTATCTTATTCTTATCAGGATCCCAAAGTTGAATTATACTGAAGTGTGCATCTTTAGGTTGAGATACAGGCATTTCTGCTGCTGCATCAGTCTCAATATCAACCTGACCAAATAGTTTGAAACCAGCAGGATGAGTAGTAGACTTAATTAAGTCTCTCCACTCCTCAATTGATGTCTTAGACTTAACAACATACGAATAATCTTGATAGAAGAAACTATCAGTAAGTTTCTGATTAGAAACTCCTAATCTACCTTTATCAGATTTAAAGTATCCTAGATTATCATAGAAACTTGTAATATCTTCAGCAAAAGAAGTAACAAATACAGCAGTAATAGTAGCAGTAGATTTTGATGTAACTGCTTCTATTAATTCATTTCTAAAAATACCAGATACATTTTCTATCTTAAGTAAATTAGAACCTTTACGCCATTCAGAAACATTTGCTCTTGCAACTTCATTACCACCAATCTTTTGAACTATTACTTCACCTTTCTTGAAATCTCCATTAAATCCTTTAAGAGAAAGAACACTCTTAGAATTGAAATCTGATGATACTGTTTTATCTAAATGGAATGCTCCACCATTTTTAATAATAGAAACACTCTGAGGAACACCAATAGTATTACTTTCAGAATATGCTTCTACATCACCTTCAATAATTTCTATCTCAGGAGCAAATGTATATCCTTTACCAGTCTTATTAACAGTAATAGAGAATATTTTACCATCTCTAGAAACTATATTAAATTCAACTCCAAAACCATCACCATTAGTAATTACAATTTTTGGATTGATATAGTTAGAACCAACATCATCAATTCTAGTACCTGTAATAGTATTGGTAGATGTATCAAATAATACAACTGCTTTTGCTTTAAAATTACTATTAGGATCACATCCTTGTATAATAGGAACTTTCTTATAATTCAATCCAAGATTAACAACCTTAACACTATTAATTTCACCAATAGAGAATTGACCTTTAGTTGTATATTTTATTATTCCCGACCCGTCCCAGAGAGGAGGATCCCCATCCAAATCATATACAAAACGATTGCTAGTAACATAATTAACTTTCTTAACACCTTGCAATGGATCTGTGATTATCTTAAAGTACTTACCATCAGAATCCACAATACCTTTCTTATCAAAGTAGTAGAAGTTTGTAAAGTCTGTTCCTACTTTAGTTTGATAATTATTTGTTTCTAATCTAGATCCAAAACCAAATTTAACATCAGTATAAGAACCTGTACTTCCTGGTAAAACTGTAGAAGCAAACTTCTCTACAGTAACAAGGTTATAATTCTTACTTGGACTAATATCAAAGTAAGTCCCAGTGAGACTGGAATGAGACGTATCAAACTTATACTTATAAAATTCTTGTAAATCTATATTAGGATTTGGTACATATGTACTATCATCTTCTGAGAATTCAAACTTATACTCTACTGGATTAAATGCAGCAATGTTTACTGCTTTTCTAGGTAAACTATAATCAAAGAAAGAAGTGTTAATATTTAAATCTTGAGCACTATCTTTCTCTATAGCATAATCAAATATTATAGTAGCTTGTTGAGTTGATGGATCATATGACTGAATATATCCAGTACCAGCACTATTAGTAATCTGATAGTTAGCAGGGAAGTTATATTGTGGTTTATATAATACTACTTCCTGACCATCAAAATGATCGGTATCAATAGTTTCTTCCTGACCTCTATCAACATTTAATGAATCTGTAGTAATAGATACAACTTTCAATACTTCATTACCAACCTTAACAAGATCATTCTGAGCAAACCCTGTAATATCATCAACAGTTAATTGTGTTGCACCTTTTGCAAATCCAATATGATCAACATACAATGTTAATCTTGCTGTACTAGTAGATGCTCCAGACCTTGCCAAACTCTCATCAGCAACACTAAGATAATCACCCTTTCTATAACCAGTACCTTGATTCTGTAATGTAACATTTGATACAATACCTGCTGCTGAAACAGTAATACTTGCAGTAGCACCAGTACCATTACCACCAGTTAAAGGAATGTTATTATAGGTATCAGGTGCATAGTCTGCTCCACCATTAAGTATATCATAACGTCCTATACCTGTATCATTAATCGTTGTCTTATTTGCACGTTCTAAAAATGTAACATATTGATACAAACGTTTTCTTATGTACCAAGTTTTAGTTTTAGTAATATCATCAGGAATAATATCAATTGTAATTTCATCATTAATACCTAATCCATGATTAGAAGATGTTTCTACAAGAGCAACACTTTGATTAACAATAAATGGTTCTAAATTATCACTTAAAGAAGTTAATGTAATAATTCTAGATCCAGATGTATTGAAAAGATTAGAAGATTGTAAGAAATAAGTATCATCTATAATCCATGTTCCTGTAAGAACTTTTATCTTAACAGTATTTTGATTATTAGTACCTTCTAATATTTGAGCAGTAGCAATAGGTGCATTAATACCATCAGTGAGACTTAAAGTAGCACCTTCGGTATAAGAACTATCCTGATCTATTAATAAAGAAAATGTTTTAATATCAGCAGAGAATGTTCCTGTTGAATCAAAAGTTCCATTAACACTCTTAAGAACTATAACATTATCACTTGCTACTGTACCTACTATAGTTCCATAAGCACCAGTAGAAGGTTGTCTTAAAGTATCATCTGCAAATAGATATGCAGTTTGTATTGTAGTTAATTTAACTACCTTATCTTCTCTTGTCTGTATGTAAGATACATCCTTTCCTTTAATTGAAGAAACAATAGCTTCTACTTCATCACCTTCAGTTCCTTTATTATCAAAATAAACTTTAGAGTTAATGGAGAAATTCTCAGAAGATCTTTCTACAGCAATATTATCTACTGTACCAGATTTTACTTCAGAAATCTGAGCAACAACACCTTCTCCATTCCTAGACATACCAACTGTATAGAGTCTCTTGGCATTCTTAGGAATATCATTCTGATTAATATTAGAATTATAATTACTATCTACTGGTAATGAATAAAAATTCTCTCCAACAAAGTATGGGAATTGTGGATTCTGATTACTGTCAATAGTTAAAAAGTATGCATATGTTCCTTTTGGAAAATCAGGAGTAACACAGAACCTACCATTATTATCATCTAATAATCCACTCTTATGATTATATGTGTAATCATTAACGAAACTTCCTAAAGGATATGTTGCTGTAGAAGGACCACCAAGACGACTTCCATTAAGTGAATATCCAGAAGTCATTCTCTTAATAGAAGATGTTGCATCTAGTGGATCTTCATAACCAAAAGCACCATATATGGGGTTACCATCATAAGCAAAACCTATGATAGGTGAATGTGTCTTAATTGCTGGTTCTGTTAGGGCAGAGTTTAAGTTATCATTTAATGCAATTCTTAATGCTTTGGGATTAGCAACATGAGCATAACCATATTCCAATTCAACATTATAATTTGGAAATAGATAACCATTCTCAGTATCTAAATTATTTTGATACTTTACATACCTGTTGTAATTCCATTCTTTAAGAAGAGGTATTCCTGTAGCACCTTCTCCAACTGGAATTATATCAACTATAACATTTGCTTGAGTATAAAAGTTTCCTTCTTCTACTTTTTCAAATCCTGAGATCTTACCATCAGTAAGAAGTGTATTAAATTCAGCAAATCTACCTCTACCAGCATTATCTCTAATTCTAACGGTAGGAGGAGATGAATAAAACTCTCCAGCATTATTAATACTAAGACTAGTTACTCCACCACCTGTTACAACAGCAGTAACTTCAGCATTTCTACCAGATGTTATAGTAATCTCAGGTGTTCTTGGAAATACATCATTAGTATCAACTATAATACTTTCTACTACGTTACCTGCTAATACAGCTCTTGCCTTATTTGATACTCCATCAATCAAAACATTAGGAGGAGAAGTATATCCTCTTCCTTGTGTATTAATTTTTATTTCTTCTAACTTACCATAACGTATACTTTCTTCATCCTTGAAACCGTAGGCCAGGACACCGTTTACAAGGACACCAATATCACGTTTTGGAGTTTTATATACTTCTGTTGTTCTAGTTGCTTCTTTCCTTATAATACGAAGAAGTTTCTGATCTTTAACTACTTGTGTAACCGTTGATCCATCTAATATGTCATATGATGGATAACTTGAACTATTGATATAATAATACTGATCATCAGCAAATATAGCAGATACATTAGTTTGTACCTGATCTAATGCAGTTTCTACTGCTGTATTGGTTGGAGCAGAGATAGAACCTGTTACAAGTTGCCATCTTGGTTGATTAGTGCCTGTTTGTACAATCTTAGGATCATTTGTCTCAAATCCTGGATTACTAATCTGAATCTTATCACCAACTGATGAATGTGGATGAGAATCAGAAGGAGAAAGGTTATATACAACACCAAGTGTTAATAACTGAACCGTGGTATCCTTTACTATGACTGGTTTGTAGACAGATGTACCTACAGTATAACTTAATGGTGCAGTACCTCTACTCTTAATAACAAACTGAGTTACTGTCTTATCATCATAACTAATAACTTCATCATCTATTAAAATCTCTCCTGTTGGTTCCCAACCAACTGTGGAAAACACATCTACTCTTTTTCCAACACCTTCATTAGAATTAAGAATCCTTTCAAGTTTAGTTTTAGTAGAAATAGCAAATGTTCCATTAACAGTCTCAGGAGCAAGTACTATATTCCATATAGTTTCTCCATCAGCAGTATTATCTGGATATACATTATCTACAATTGCATCAGCATAACCATACTCTTCGGTTGCTACTTGTGAAACCTTCTTACCAACTAATGTTTTAGGATCTCCAGTGATAACCTTAACTTTCAAGGCATAAACACTTATCCAATCAGCATTAGATGACTTATATGTAAAATCTTTAGGATTGTATAATTCAGGTTTATTACTTACATCCTTAGCAACAATAGTATTGAAAATAAATTCAATAGAACTATGTGTTCCCTTTGCCTTATAAAACTTTTGTATATTTTTAATAAGGGTTCTCTTATCAACTTCTCCTTTAAGATACTTCTCAGGAAAAGAACCTAGATATTGACTCTCAAAATTCTTAACTAATGCATATAAGAAAAGACTACTAACATTATATGCTGTCTCACCAGAGTTGTGTGGTACAGCAGTGCTGCTAGAGAAGGATGTACTATCATATAGGTCACCAAGTGTGGTATTACCACTAACACCCCGTACACACTCTCTCAGATCAGTATCAGTACGTGTAGCATAAAATACAATTTCATCACCAATCTTTACATACCCATTCCTTTTCGGAAAACTCGTCGCATCTTGTAGTACAATTGTATCAGAAGTAGCAGTAATACTAGCATCCAAGTTATCAAACTGTCTAAGAATATTGCTTTCATAATAATCAATGTTAGCGTAAGCTTGTAAGTTACTGGCAATGTCTAAGGGTCCACCATGAACTTCCTGTCCTTCATAATATTTTTGAATAAACTTATTAAAAAGTGGATATTCAGAACTTATGAATTCGGGTAGTTGAGACTCAATAAGAGTTGATATTCTTTTGGTCTTAATTGCTACCATTACTCTTTATACGCAACGAAACTGGAATTTGCAATGTCAACGTCAAGATACATCTCTCGAAGTGCCTTGATATCATTAGATAGTGGTTTTACTCTTAGTGAGATACGGTTATCAAAGAAACTACCTTTTATAATAGTTAAGTCATATAATTTAATTTCACCTTTAACATAATCAATATCACCAACTTCCTTGTCTAGGACTACTTTATCACCAGTTGTAGGATCCAATCTATATAGTACAATTTTCTTGTCCCTATCTTCTAGATACACATCATACCTTGAATGCTCAGTTACCCTAAACCCTGTTGACGACAGGACTGGATCATCACAATCTTCATCGAAGGCATTTTGATAACATACCTCATAAAAGAAAGTTGAATTTAATTGAGGATAGAAATCTCTCCTCATTGTGACAGAAGTTAAGTTAGAATTAATACTACGATCAACATCGTCAATTACACCAGTAAATTTACTATGTCTAAATTTACCTTTAAACTTTTCAGTCCCACTAGTCTCAGTATAAGACTGTACTGATGTTATTACTCTGTCTCTTATTTGAGCAGGGGTTGCATCCGTCTTTAATGAATCATAGTATATACTACTTCCTAACTCTACATGTAGTATGGCAGGGTCTAATATTACTGGTTCAACACTAGCAACAACATATTTCTTTAACTCACTAATAATATTATTTTTAGTTAATGATGTTAAGTAAGAAGCATCTTTAGGTTTTATAACAAGAAATACCTTTCCATAACTAGGAGGTTCTTGTTCTTCTCCACCAAATACAATAATATCACTAGTAGCAGGATATATGCTACGAATAATAGCATCATAGTCATCTGAAGTTACAGCACGATCTTGTGCTCCATATATCTTAGGTGCATTAAACTTAATCTTATCTACTGTTTCTACTTCTTCTCCACCAGAAGAAGCAATTGTTGATGTTACAGATACATCAAATGCATTTGGAGAGTTACCTTGAGGATTCTCTAAAACTCCTTGGAAAATAAAGGTTTTAACACCATTAGAAGCAGAACCTGTTGTAGTAATATAAGAAACTCTTATTTCTGTATTATCTTCTAATTTTTTACCTAATACACCATCACCAAATTTAACTTCATATCTTCCATCTTCAATTTCTTCTAAAAAGAATATTTTAGAAGTACTGTCTATGCCTAAGATGTTATCAGCAACTAGATATGGTTCATTAAATGATCCTCCTCCAGGAAATACTTTAGCTGCAATAGTATTAGTATCAATATTAGGATTATCTAATATAAATCTTTGACTTTTATTTGATGAATTTACAGTAAATGTATTTGTTACATATGTTCCTTCTCTTATCGCAACATTACTAAATGTTGCAACTTGATTTGAAACTTGTGCTAATGTATCATCTAAAACAACATACTTATAGATGTTATTATCAAACTGTGAAAGAAATCCAGTACCTGCTTTCAATATCAACTCTGTATCAGATGTTGGATTCTGATAAGTTACATTAAAGTCAATATATGCAGTTGGTGAAGTAGAACTTTTTGGTCTATAACCTAATTGCTTTGCAATTGCTACTACATTGTCCCTGAGCGTGGCAGAATCAATGAATAGTTCATTGATTACCATATTAGTGTTAAACGCCGTATAGTACGTATTATAGGCAAGTACATCCAAAAGGTTCGAGATTGCTGAACCTTCAAAATCGTAATCAGTCAGATCATTTTGTGATTTCAGAAATTCCTTCAACTGAAGTTTGATATCATCAAAATCTAAATTTGCAACTTGAGTATAAGGCATTTATCGTGTACGCTCTAAGAAGAATTCTATTGCTTCGGGTGCATCATCTCTACCAACAATTGTAAATTGTAAACTAATCTCATATCCATTATTTTGATCATCTGGTTCAACTCCTACTTGATCAACTCTGATACGTGGTTCGTAATCTTTGAGACACTCTCGTATTTCATTTCTTACGATTGCAGCAGAACCAAAATCTAAAGGTTCAAATAAAGCAGTATCAAGACTTGATCCTAAATTAGGTTGAAATGGTCTTTCACCTTTTCTAGTTAATAATAAATTTTTAATGGATTGAAATATCGCAGCCTTATCCTTCACCACAAGTAAGTCATCCGTTATAGGATGTGGCTTAAATGTGACGCTTAAATCTTTAAACGTTTGGAAGGTTGGCATTAAGACACAACAAAGCTATTTCTATTTATCGTCTATAACTAGACTTCACCTGCTCTTATAGGTCCAGCATTGTTAATTCCACCTATACTATAGAAGGTATACTTTAAAAATAACTCTTCTCCTTCATTAATATCTTTAATCGTCTTAACGTAATATTTGCCGTTATCGTAATACTTTTCACAATTGGGGTCATCACTATGGTTGATGAATCCTCCTAATGGAGTTCTAATTATATCATCTTCAATAATATAATGGGATACGCCCAGATACGTACCAAAGGGTATATCACTCCGCGCAAATATCCCTTGACCCGCAACCGACGAGTCTTTTATATGTAATTCCGTAGGTAATGCTTTATACATAATAAATTTGATCGGCGTTTTCGGTGCTCGGCGACCTGTCCTCTAACGACCTTGACCTCTTGTACGCTTTTTACCATTATTACGCGAGGTTGCTGCATACTTAGTGTGCTTACCTCTACCTTGTCTTGTTTTCTTAGGTATTGCTTCAATATAGTCGCCACCTGAGTTCCATGATACTGCTTTTGCCATAATTAAGGGTTTTTAGTGTTTAGTATAATTTTAGGATATCCTCCCACACCTATGATAGGTCTTGGAGACTGTCCTGCGATATTTGCCTGATCCCCAACAACTGCGACCAACTTCCCATTGATATGCACAGTCTTGTTAACAACGGGAACAAGTGTTCGAGGTTCTGGGGGGCATGATGGATATGGAGGTTCTAATATTCTAATCTTTGCTCCTGCAACTAGCACAGGGTCTCCTGGGGATCCCTCTGGAAAGTCTGAAAAGAATCTAGCATTCTGGTTCATTAACTTCACATTAGGAGAAACATAAGGAGCTCCTAGTGCGGATGCAACATAAGAACAATTCATTCCTTCTCCACCAATACTTAATGTATCAATATTACTCTCAGTTGCTATCATTGCCATTAGACTGACCTCGCTGTTGCTGCTAGATCTCTTTTGAGACCTTCTACATTATTATGTAGATAATCCAGAGTGTTTGAGAGAGACTCGTGTTCTCCTCCGCTAGGTCGTCGGTACATCAACGATGGCCGCTCTAGCATCGAGATCCGTTGGTCCAGGTGGTTGCACCTCTCTAACAGCGTCAGGAGTGCCTGTTCCAATTTGCTCTGCCTTTCCAGTAACTCTTCCATTATTTTGATCTCCACGTAGAAATGCCTCTGCTGCTCGTGATTCAAACGAGTCGCAGAAGCTGTCAAAGTTATCAACTATATCGTTGATATTATTAAATTCAGGTTCCATCGTTATTAGGTGTTCCAAATTCTTTTTCAATAAGCATATTCAACTTATCGTTAACTCTATGTAGTGTACCAGCAATATCCTGCAATAGACCAATCATTTCGGTATGAGGATCATTACCTTGACAACACTCATGTGCATTCTCATCTGTATGAGGTTTCATAGAATCAACTTGATGATCTACTGCTTCTGCATATTCTCCAGCAGTTCCTGTTCCATTTGCTATTGGCATGTCATCCAAAGGATTATGAGGTGCATCACCTAATGTAGGTTCAGTTACATTGATACCTGCCTGACCTGTTGGATCATAATCTGAACGGTTCGGGGCATTCTGTGCTATTTGTCCCTGATACTCAGTAGGTGGTTGAGTCACTGGGTTAACATCTCCCAGTACCCCAACGTAATTCGGATCATCTTCGGGGGCGATGTACCCAGGAATTGCACTGAGGTTCTCAGGAATCAATCCAGGAACCTGCACAGTCACCTCAGTACCAGGTACTGCTGCTGATGCTTTCCTTATATCATCATGGAGTTGCTCTGTGGGCGTTGGTCTATCTTCGGGCATGAGTTTCTCTATCTCCTCTTTAGTTTTTATTATATCAGGGATATCATTTGCTGTAAAGCTGTAATCGACTTTTTCAGACATTTTTTTGCTGGAAAAATTTTTTGGAATTTCTTGTTTTAAAAAACCAATTTTGTAATTATATTTATCTCTCGCCTGGATACTTTTGTAGGTTAGATAGAAGGTACTTTTTTCGCACGGCGACCCCTTAATAACAAATAAGGGGGCAAATCACTGCCCCCTAACTGTTAATAACTCATGCGGTGACTAATTCACATTTAAAACCACAACTTCGGTAGTAATATAACATATCCATTGCAGATTGCAGTGATGGAAATGATATTAATCGAGGGTGATTTTGGTCACTATCTGTCCAATAGCGAATTAATTGCGGTCCGATTGTGTACATAATGAAGAATCAATTTGACAGAGTTTGTTGTTACGTTCCTCAACCATATTAGAGAAGGAATGTATTATATTAGCACCTACAATCGTAGACACTAATATAAAAGAAATAGCAAGGGTGACTCTCATGACCTAGTGACGGTCCGAGATGTGCCACACCCCACCAGTCGGCACTTCGCGAGGCATCCAGTTATTTTCCTGGAGTGCGGTGAGTGCTGCCATGACTGCACGGTCACGCTTGGCGGATTCGTTCATTAAAACTGCACCGTCAAATTCGACTGTGAGATCACGATTGAAAGTCATGGGCAAATCGGGTTGATTGTTCATGGTCTTATTCTACACCCTGCCACCGTGCTTTGAGGTGCTTTGTTAACTTTTCTAACAGGAAGAGGGACAGTTTTTGTACTGTCCCTTTTTTGTTTCTAAAGATGGGCAAATAACTTATATTATTATGGGTCATATTAGAGCGTCGTTTGTAACAACTTCGCTCATTAATACTGCGTCTTGATTGAATGCTTTCTTATAGAGATTAGCGATCTCAGTGAATACTTTTCTCATAGAGATTAACTCGTCTTCAGTAACATCTACATAGAGAATCTTCACTGGTTCGTGTTCACCTTTCCAAAAACCTTCACCATCAATTAGCGTCCCATATTCCATCCTTGGAAGTATATTTTCCCTTATGAATTCATCCATTAAAAAGTCATTAACTGTGCCTCCGTTAGGTATCATTCTACCCATAGAAAGTTCAAGGCGTTTCATAATAAAAAAGAGAGAGAATAAGGTGAGAAAAATGTACATAAAAAGAGGGGATATATAGTCCCCTAAATGTTATTTAAGGGGAAGGATTGGGCATGAGTTTGTGTAATTAACTACCTTGGAATCTACTCCGCAATAGTTTAACAAATACGCTTCAATCTCTTCCGCAAAGTGTTTAGAATTGAACTCAGATTGTTCATCAAAAATGAAGTCACAGGTGAAGCGATATGTTTGTTTCATTAACACATTGCCTCAAATCTTTCCCAAGTTGTTGACTCTAACTGGTCACGAGTTCCCTGACTAAATGATAACAATTCATCCATCATTGCAACAGTTAATTTGTTACTTAGTCTGAAATCTTCATAAACTTCGTCATAAAGATTTTCGAGGATTGATTCATTGTTGATGTTAGACATTGGCAAAAAACTTGTTACAAAAGGACTCGTAATCATCAGAGTTGATGTTATCGGGAAGACCGCAATCGTTGAAGAAAGTTATCATATCAAGCAAAACTTGATCTTCATTTGATGTTAGTCTGTAAGTAAAATCTTTAGACATTGATGTAAAGAATTTGTTTACTCTTTAATAATACACGGTCACAGGGACGAATAGGGCAAATGTAACGAATTACAACAGAGAAAAGGACAGTTTATAAACTGTCTATGAGAATAATGGTCTCATATAGTCTTTAAACTCTTCACACATAGCATGTGCTAAAATTCGTAATTGCTTATCATCACTGTTGTTTCCATCTGCTATTAGTTCATCATAGCACGCCTGTCTGATACCTAAATCAGAAATATCGTACTCGTGAAGTTTAACGTGCTTGAAAAATGACATAGAAAAATGTTAATTAGTAGTAGAACAGTTGTTAATAAAAAAGAGGGGATATTGCATCCCCTCGTTATCACTTAGTGATTCAATTCGATTCCAGAGTAGAAAGGAACTGTGCCACCTGATTGTAAATTAACAAACCAATTCCAATTCTTTTGATATACACCAGATCCAACATGAAAGTCATTTAAAATTGCATTTAGTCTTGACTTTGTTGTCACTGATTGCCAACCTCCGTCAAATAATTGCACAAATCGTTGTGAAACTTTGGCGATAAAGTTGCCGTGTAAGTAAACTAAAGCATCATTGGAATCGTTGATGATGACTGCGGTGTTGCCACTTCTCCAGTCGCGTCTGCCTCTAATGGCAGAATTCATTTGAGATTCGATTTTACGCATGTAAAAAACTTTGTTTTGTTTACTCTTCTATTATACAGACGACTGAGACCAAATAGAACGAATGT